GGACGCCCCTGCTGCCCTGACGGCCCCGCCCGCACCTGGGAAGCCGACGCTGGCCGCGCCACCACCACCCGCGCCGCCGCCGCGCTGCTGCATGCGCCGGAGCGACGCCTGGTGCGCGCGCTCGGCCATGCGGAGGTCGCTGCGGAACTGGGTGAGGTTGATGGCGAGGTCGAAGCGGCTGCGCTGCTCCAGCAGGCGCTTCGCGGTCCCCGCCTCGCGCTCGGCGGTGCGGAAGTCGGCGCGGAGGCGGCTGAGGTCGGCTTCGAGGCGGATGCGCGCGTCGTGGCGAATCTGCGCGGCCGAGCGGATGGCCTCCGCGCGTGCCTGGCTGAACCCCCGCCGCGCTGGCGTGGCATCTAAGGTCAACTCAAGGACGACACGCCCCGCGCTGCTGCTACCGATGGACATAGCACCCTAGATGAACTTGAACTGCTTCAGCCACGCCTTCGTCTGCGCGTTCCCCACGAGGTAGCCGTCGCCGCCCTGACCGCTCACGCGCCCGCGCGCCCGCTGCGCCGCCTTGCCCATACCCGCCGCTTCCTGCAACCGTTCGACGATGGGCTTGCTGTCCTCGGCCTTCAGGTGGGGGATGAGCGCCACATCGATCGCGCGGAGGTCGGCGAGCGCGTCGAGGCGGGTCAGCGCGCGGTGGGCGCGGAGGAGCTTCCCGAGCGGCGCTTGCTCGATCCAGTAGTCCGGGTCGCGCTGGAAGCGCGCGGCGACGGCGTAGACGATCGGTCCCCAGTCGGCCGCGCCCGGCTCGCCAGCGCCGCTTTGTTGCGCGCGTTCCTCTCCGCCTGGGCTGAGTTGAAAGCCCGCACGATCAGTTGCCGCTGGTGCTGGCTGAGACGTCCGAGCGCGTCGTCGGGCAGGGTCGGCAGGATGACGCGCACCATGCCGCCGTAGAGGTCGTCCAGTTCCGCCGACAGCGTCTCGACGCGCGCATCATCCAGGTCGCCGCCCGCGCCCGTGGGAAGCTCCGCCGCGATGGCGCTGGCGCGCTTCTGCAGGCGGGCGAACCGCGCGTGCTGGAACAGGCTCAGGTCATCGTAGAAGCTCATGCGATGGTCCATCCCATCCACGGCGACGAAGCGCGGCTCGGGGTCAAGAGTCTCCAGCGTGAGGACGTGGGTGGGGGCGGGCGGGGGCGCGGCCTGCTCGCGCTCGCGCCTGAGCTGCGCGATCTGCTCGCGCGGGGTGAGTTGCGGGGAGTCGGGGGCGGGCGCTGCCGCCCCCCGGTCGTTACCGCTCATGGTTGCGCTCCTTCGTTTTCGCGACCGCCACCCGCACGCGGGTGCCCGGCAGTGGGGACGAGCCCACGGCTAGCCCGTGGGTGCCAACACTTCGCGATATTCCAGGGCGCGCGGTGGGACGAAAGATTCGTCAAGGAGCGCGGTAATCGTCGCGGCAATCAGACCCTTCTGGGTGCGGTTGATGGTGGGGTTGACGTTCCCGGCGGCCTGACCCTTGGGGATGAGGAAGCGGGCCGCCTCGTCGTTGAATTGGAGGATGTCCGTGCCCCAGGTGCGGATGTCGGTGCCGGTATCGTCGCCCGCGATCCAACTCTCATGCCCGCGCGCGGTAGCACCGGGCGCGACCGTATCGACGCTGCCCATGCCGGTCCCCGCCAGCAAATTGTCGGGCGAGAGTTGGGCGAGTGAGAAGGACATTTCGAGCGTGCGCCCGCCGAACGGTCGCCACAGGGGGTCGCGCTTCTGGTCGACGCGGACCTCGTTATATTGCGCGCCCGCGTTCAGGCCGATGCCGCCATCGGTGTAGCCGGGATCGGTGTAGCCCGCCCACGCATCGCCCCAGTCAATCTCGTCCTCGGGGAGCGCCGCCGAGACGGCATACGCCTTGTGCCAGACCACGATGTCGCCCGTCTGGATAACCTCGTTTGCATCCCGCGCCATGTGCTGCCTCCTGCCCTCTGCGGGCTACCTATAGGCCGGTGAGCGTCTGCCGCCCCCGTCCCCCGCGCGAACCTACTTACGCCCGGTGTTCGCCGGTTGACCCGCCGCCGTGGCCTCAGCCGGGATTGGTGGCAGGCCCGCGCCGGGGGTATCCTGCGCCGCCTCGGTTGCCCTGGCCTCCGCGCTGCCCGGTTCCGCGAAGCGGTGCCCGCGCCGGGTCAGGTACGCCTCCTGCCCCGCCGTCAGGGTGATGGTGCCGCCGGGCTCGATGGTCCTGTTATCCACCGTGAGCGTCGTGGCGACGTTGTTGCCTAGCCAAACTTTGCGCGTCATGCAAGCCTCCTTAGATGCGCTCGCCCCGGTCCCGGATGCGCTGTTTGAGCAGTTCCGCCTCCGCCGGGGTAATCGGGACCAATGCACCGAAACGAAAACCCTCCATGAGCCGATTCGGGCCATCCATGCGCTGTTCATTCAGCATCCCGTAGATTTCGGTGAGGGCGGAAAACGGGCGCTCGATACAAGCCAGAGTCAGAAATTGGTGGACCTGATTGCAACGACCACAGCGCGGGTAGTACCCGAAGTTGCTGTCGTTCCTGATCAGGAAAGTGCGCCCCGCTAGCACCGTATTCATCGCCACCACCGGGCAATGGGGCACGCAGCGTCGCCGCCTGACAAATGGCCCATCCATAACGGCGGTGCAGGCCGCATCGTGGAAGAGCACGCCGTTGGCGAGGCGTAGCGCCTCTTTGAGGGCGTCCGGCAGGTCAGCCCACTCGGGCGGCGTGTCGGGGAGGATGAGTTGCTGCGCGTCTAGCTTGGTGCTCACACCACCCCCACCGGGATCAGTTTCTTCGTCGCCTCGAAACTCACCACGCGCCGGTGCGCCTGATTCTCCCGGTCGATGCCGAGATTGATGATGTCCGACACCTGCTGCACGTCCGAGAGGCGGCACTGCGCCTCGGTGAAGGCCGAACCGCGCCGCCCCACCGGCACCAGCACCGAGGCGACCACGCGCGCCAGTCGCGCCGCCTCGTAGCCGTTGGTGCCGTAGCAGAGGCAGTCGAAGCGCGGGCGACCGAGCGGCACGTAAGGGTCATCGCCCAGACCGCCCGAGGGGTTCACCACGACCGCGTGCCCCGTCCAGGCTTGCAGCAGCGTCACCGCCTCCATGTTGGCCGACACACGTTTGAGCAGCATCGTCCCCGCCGTCCCGTCCCGCTTCGTCACCGCGACCGTCTCGTCGGGGCAGAGGTCCGTGACATTGGTGAAGCGCCGCAGCCGCGCGACGACGGCGGCAACATGGTCGGGGATGATCTCGGTGGCGGGGATCGTGATGCTCATCGGCCACCTTTCGCCCGGTACTCAGCCGTGGCCTCGTTGAGCGCGGCATCGGGCGTCTCAGCGGCCCAGCCCGCGCCCTGGATCGTCGCGTCTTGCGGCCCGCCGGTGATGATGGCGTTCCACAGCTTCCGCCCGTCCTGGGTGTAGCCGCGCAACGTCACCTGCACGTCAGGGTCGGCCATGAGCGCGGCAGTTATCCCGGCGACGACATCCCAACTGCCAATCCTGATGCTCATCAGGACTCCAGCTTGCGAAGGTCGCGCAAGGTCTGATCGAAGTTCGCCAGCGCCTTATCGCTCGCCAGCGCCACACGCTGCTCCAGGGTGCCGCTAGCGGGGCGCGCCTCGCCGAACATCTCACGCTCGAAGTCGCTCACCATGCGCTCGGCATCAAGCCTGCCCGTCATGGGGTCAAGGTATTGGTCGCACCGGTACGTCATCGCCCTCGCCTCCGCGCCGCCAGCCGCGCGCCCACCTTCGGGTATTCCTGATCTGCCGCTGGCCGGATGAACGCCCGCCCCTGCGGCTCGGGCAGGTACTCCTGCGCCGCCGTATAATCTGGCCCGTCCGGCACGCCATACGCCCCGGTCACGGTGTCGCCGCTGATGACGGCGGGGACGGCGGCGATCTTCGACTGGAGTTCGCCGGTGTCCACATGCACGCGGCCTTGCCCGATTGGCACGCACGCGGCGGTCGTCTCATCGATCGCCAGCCTTGCAGCTTCGAGGAGTTGGGCGATGATGCGATCCTCGTTCCACTCGACGATGCTCATCGGCGCACCACAAACGGCGAACTGCTGCTCATGTCCACGTCAAGAACCACGGTCATGCCCTCGGGCGGGTCAGTCGGCGTGTAGCGATCGGGGAAACCGCCCAGGAACAGAACCGGGACGCACTTCCTGGTGAGGCATTCGTGCCGACCGCCGCAGCGCGGGCAGGGGTCTTCCGCTGGCGAGCTCCCGGCGAGTTTGCCGGTGGGCGTAACCTGCTCTAAGAGGAACTTTGTGGCGCTCACTCGTCCTCCTCGATTTCCAGCGGCCCCGCCAGCGTCGCCGCCGTGCAGACCGCCAGCTTGTGCCCCGCGCGCAGCATGAGGTCGGTGATGCCCAATGGCCCCGCCACGAGCAGCGCGCCCGCCTCGTCGCGCACATCCGCGATCTGGTCATCGGGGCCGATGCTCAAACCTTTGGCGAACCGCACCTGCCAGCCCGACGTCACCAGGGAGCGCCCCGGCTCGTCCACTTCCCCCGTCCCGGTGCGGCGGCGCGCGAAGCACGGCACGCCCGTGGCGCTGGTGGTGTAGGTGTCCGCGACCGCCTCCTGGTAGTCGTCGTACTCCGGTGCGCCGCTGGGGGCCGACTGCACGCGCGTCGTCACCGTGCAGGTGTGGGTGAGCGTGCTTGCCGTCAGCCCGGCGATAGTCGCGCTCGTCATCACCATCGGCGGCCCGCCCGCTCCCGCAAGGGATAGTAGGGATCGCCGGTGAACTCGGGATCCAAGGCATTGGGGCCGTGTGGCCGCACCAGCGGGCCGGTGGGGGGCGTCTCGGGCGTCGTCTTGGTCAGCGTGCCAATCGCCGCGCCGCCGCCCCGCTGCGCCGTCTCCAGCGCCGTCAAGGTCGCCTCGCGCAGCCTGAGCAGCGCCTTCGCGCGGTCGCTCGCGCTCTGGGAGTAGTCGCCATCGGAGAAGTTGACTTGCTGGCTGGCCGCGCCGAGCGCCACGTCGATGAGCGCCAGCTTGGCGACCAGGATGCGCGCGGCGAGCGGGCTGGCACCGACCGAGAGCGCCCAAATAACGTCCCATTGCGCGGCGAGCGTCCCGTCCGGGTCGCCCACCTGCGCCAGCAGGAGTGCCATGATTTGGGCCTCGGTCGGTGCCGCCATGCCCCGCCCTCTGTGCGAAGCGCCCGCTCTGGGCGCGGTGGTCTAGCTGCCCGCCGCCACGTTCATGCGGACGATGCTGGAGGGGTAGAAGAGGGCAGGCCCACCATTCATCCCCCGGTGAACCTCGATGTTCTTGGGCGGCTTCGGATTGACGTAGACCTCATCGTAGGGGCCGGGCGCGAAGCCGGGATTGTTGGCGTTCCGGGTGCGGCGGAATTCGCCCGCCGGTTCGTTGCCGGGGCGCTGGCCGAAGACGACGACGGTGCCGGTGGGGAGGAAGAGTTGGAATACCCCCGCGTCGTCGTAGTAGCCGTCGTCCATGATCTCCAGCGGGGGCAACCCTTGCTCGATGAAGATGCGATTCGCATCGGTGAGCGAGAACGGCCCTTGCAACACCCGGCGACCGCCCAGGTCGTCATTGTTGGTGTTGTTGAGCGCCTGGAATACGGTGCGCCGGTTGGCATACGCGACCGCATCGGGGCCAAGCGAGAGGCTGAAACCCTCGTCCTTCAGCGCGACCGCCTGCATGTCGCGAATCGGGGTGGCGCTGGCCCCGGTCGACCACGGCACCAGCGTGTCGTAGGTCTGGGTGGTGTAGGTGTCGCTATGCACCACCGCACCGTGCTCATTGACGACGGAGAACGCGCCCGCCGTGGCGAGCGCCCAGAGGATTTGGCGGATGCGCGAGATTTCGCGCACCGTCAGTTGCTCCGTCTTCTCGGTGACGAGTTCCGACAGGTCGATGACCTCGCCCCGACTGGCCCAGGCGGCGCGGCGGGTCAATTCATCCTCCATGATCGGGAGGAATTCGCCGTAGACCCCCGGCTCCATGATGAACTTCTTCCCGCCCAGCGCGGCGACGCGACCCGGCTCGCCGTTGAGTCCGCGCACCATTTGGAGGCCGCGATAGTTGTCCTTCTGCCACCACTCCAGCAGGTGGTTCGCGCTGTCCACAATCGGGAAGTGCCGGAAGATCGGGTCATTCAAGGCCATTGCGGCCATGAAGTCCCGCCCGATCTGGGTCAGTTCATACGAGGTCGGATAGCTGTAATTCGCCATCGGCTTTGCTCCTTCATCACACCCCGGTCATGCCGGGTTTGGCATGGGCCGGGGTGTGTCCCGGCCCCCAACTCCCCTGTTTAGAGGGCCAGCACGCCGTCCGCGACGGTGCCCGAGATGAGTGTCGCGCCCAACTCGTCGATCGCCTCGGCGGTCAGGCCGGACATTTCGTCCGTCTTGAAGTACGCGCCCGAACCCGCGACGTAGACCGGCACGCTCTTGACCGTGACGCCGCTGTCGTCCGCGAGGGTGATGTTGCCGCCACTGACGGTGCAGGCATCGCGCAGGATGGCCTTCGCCAAGCCGCTCAGGTCGCCCGAGGGGGCAGCCTGCGCGCCGGGGTCGGGCACCGCGTCGAAATCCGCCGCCGCGCCGTTGTTGTTGAGCACCAGCGCGAGGTCGGAGTCGCCGGGGCCGGTGCTCATGTACCAGTTGATCGACGCCACGCCGCTCGGCAGGGGGGTGACGGCGGCGACATGCACCACGTCATCCGCCTCCGCCGTGGTGACATCGGTCGGGGAGAGCGCGGACTGGCCACCATCCGCATTGACGAAGGCGTAGCCGACGATGTAGTCCCCGGCCGCGAGCGAGCCGCCGGTCGGGGTGGTGAGCGTGGGCGCGGCGCTCGGGGCGACGATCACGGTGTCGAGGACGTGATCGAACGTGCCGGGCGTCGCCGACTCGCCGAGCACCGCGCCGCGCGCGTAGGTGCCATTGGCGAGGTTGACGTGGATCTGCGCCGCCAGGTGGGCGCGGTAGAACGGGTCGAGCCGGTAGGTCTGGGGTGCGTAGACATCGGTGGGGGTCGTCGGCATGGCGTCCTCCTGGTGCGACTCGGCTACGGTCGGTGCGCCGCTGGTGGCGCGGTGGTTACGCGGTCAGCTTCACGCCCGCGCGGGCGGCGATGACCTCGCGCTGCGCCTGGGTGAGCACCCCCTCGCTGGGGATGCCCAGTTGGGCGAGAATGGCCTTGCCGGTGGGGGTGTGCGCGCGCAGGTCGCGCCAGCGCTCCGGGGTCCATGCCGGGTCGTCGCCCTCCTGCCGGGTCGCCTGGGGGTTATCGAGCGCGACCAGCCCGCCCTCGGCACCGGCGCGCACCGGCACCAGCTGGCGGGTGAGCGCGTGTGCCGGGCGCGCAGTCTGCCGCTCGGTGAGGCGTGCCACGCGGGTCGGCTGCCCCTCGCGCGGGTGGTCAACATCGTCGGTCGCCGCGTCGGTGTACATGCCGACTAGCGCATCATGCTCAGCGGGGAGGGCACGACCGGCGACGATTTCCGCCTCGGCAAACGCGGTGGCATCGGCGGCGATGGACTCGCGCGCCCGCGTGGCCTCCGCCGCTTGCAAGCGGGTGATCTCGGCCTGGAGCGCCACAACCTGCGGATCGGGCTGCTGCGGGACCACGGGGATGCCCGCATTGGGCGCGATGGCCGGGGCTGGGGCGGGCGGGGGTCCGGCGAATGGGGTGTCCTCCCCCTCTCCCCCGAGCCACGCCATGAATCGCTGCATCCGGGTCGGTTCCTGCTGTGCCATGATGCCTCCTGTCGTCTGCGCCGCGATGCGGCCCGCTGGTCCCATGCGGCGCGGTTCGCGCGCCCGTTCGCTGAGTTGGGCGACGACGCCCTCGAATGAGCCGAGGCGGTCGGCCAGCCCCGCGTCCACCGCCTGCTGCCCGACCAGGATCGCGCCGCCGATCGCCTCTACGGCCTCGCGATCCAGGCCCCGGTACTCGGCAACCGCACCGATGAAGACATCGGCCACGCTGTCCACCAGGGCTTGCAGGCGCGACTTACCGCCCTCGGTGCGCGGGTCCGGGCGCTTGTGTGGCGACTGGCTCGACACGAAGTCGATGCTGCGGGACTGGCGCTTGTCCGGGTCGGGCACGGCCATCACCGTGCCGATGTTCCCGACCAATGCCCCGGCATCAACCACCACCTCACCCGCCGCGCAGGCGATGAAGTAGGCCGCCGACGCGCCTAGCCCGCCGATGTAGGCAACGACGGGCTTCTGCGCGCTCGCCGCGCGCACCATCGCGGCGAACTCGTTATTCCCCGCCGCCTCGCCGCCGGGTGAGTCGATGTCGAGCAAGACGCTGTGGGCACCGGGGCTGTCGAGCGCGGTGCGGAGGTCCAGCGCCAGTGTCTCGATGCTCACGCCGCCGCTGATCTCGGTGAAGAGGTCCAGGTGCCGCGCGATGGGGCCGTGGACGGGGATAATCGCCACGCCGTCGCGGATGGTTGTCTCGCGCGTGTTGTCGAGCGGGCGGCCCAGTTGCTCCGCGACCGCCTCCGGGGTCAGGTTCTCCCGGTCGGCGATGGCGAGCATCGTCTGCACCATCTCCGGGGTCATGTTCCACGGAGTCGAGAGAATCATGGCGCGCACGCGGACGGCGGGGCGATCACTCATCGCCCCTCCCCCTGCTCGCGGAAGCCTTCCCACCAGCACGCGAATCGCGCGGCTGTCTCCCGTCGATCGCGCCAATCGGACAAGCAGCACAGCCCCCAGAAAGCGAGGGTACCTAGGCCCATGCACGCCAGCATCGCGACGATAGCGATCACCTCACTCATGGCCGATCCTCCTCGCCTTCCTCTCCGGGGGCCGGTGGCGCGGCTTCGGGTACGACGGGCGGGGCGGCGAACCGCTCCTGCTCCAGCGCCGTCTCAGCGGGATCGCGCGCGGGCAACCCGAGCATCACGTCCACGACCGGCTTCTGCGAGGGCGTGAACCACTTGGCCCGCTCCATCGCCGCCACCGCGTTCATGCGCGGGGTGACATCTTCCTCCTCAACGGTCCCTAAGCCGATAAGCGGGGTCAGCGGCGCGGCGGCATCGCCCCAATTCAATTGCACCCACGGACGAAGCATGTCCCGCCGCAGCATCCGCGCGACACCGAGCTTGCCCTGCTTGACGCGCGTGGCGAGGATGTCCTGGTGGACGGAGGCGGCGGCACGGGCCTGGTGCTGCCCCTCGGTCGTGGCGAGCGCCTGCCCGGTGATGGCGAGCGTGATGTCCCGGTTGTCCAGCTCAATGGCGCGCAGGAACGCCGCGCCGTCGCCGGTGGAGAACAGTTCCTTGACCAGCGCGCCGTAGGGGAGCACGAGCGCCGTCCCATTCTGGAAGGTGATCAGCTTCTCCAGCATGGCCTCGGCGGGCGGGGTGCTCGTCTCGGTTTCCTCGTCCCATTCGGCCTGGGCGCTCTGGTTGAGGAAGGCGATGATGCTGGGGCTGGCAAACTGCGCGAGATACTTGATGTACTCGCGAATGGTCTGCTGCTTTTTCACCCACGGGCCATACACCGGGCGCAGGAGGCTGGTCCCGCGCGGGTCGGCGTCCACCGGGCGATGGGTCAGCACGGCGAACTTCTCGCGCGGCAGGAGGTTGGGCGGGGGGGAGTCGGCCGCGACCAACGCCGTGGTGCTGGCGGTGTTGGCCTGGCCGGGGATGGCGGCGAGGAAGCCAACCAGGCGGTTGAAGGGGTCCACGACGAACGCGAGTGAGCGGCGCGGCTTGGGACGCACTGCTGTCAGCATGAGGCCGGTGCGCCCGCCCAGATCGCCGTAGTCGTAAACCTCCTCGGCCACGCGGTTGCCGAGCGCCAGCGCCGCGAGCATGTCCCAGAGCGCGTCGTCGAGCGGCGTTTCCAGGTCGGCCAGCATGCGCTCGGCCACGTCGCGAATTTCGACCGCGAGCGCGTAGCCGTCCGCAGCCTCGTCGTCCACGGCGGGCGAGAGAATCACCCCATCTTCGAGGATGGCCGCTTTGAGGTTGTCGATCTCGGCCGCAACGCGAGCATCCAGGAGCATGCGCTGATAGAGGTCGTCGCCAAAATCGGCGGTCACGTCATCGATATACCTGGGGAGCGCGCGGAGGTAGGCGGCATTCCACGACCCGTCACCACCCGCAGCATATTCGCGGCGCAAATCAGCGCGGGCGGTGCCTGCGCGTCCTTGCCCTGGTTGCCTGGGGAGTGGCTGGCTGACGACGGCTGACAACGGGGAACCCCCTGCCGCCCGGCGCGTCGTGCGCGCCATGTGGCGAGAGGGGGTCGTCGTGCGACCGTGGGGCTATTCCGCTGACGACAGTTTAGGGATGAACTCTCACTATGTCAAGCAGCCTAATATTCCAGCGCCATGACGACCAGTGTTTCGCCCCGGTCGGCGCTCGTTTCGATCCACACCATCTCCCCGCCGACGCGGTACTGGGAGAGGATGCGAAAGCCGCGCCGCACGGCGACATCGTTCTGCCGCGCGTCGTCAACATCAAGGTCGCCCCAGTCGCCGGTCGCGTGGCGTTCGACCAGTGCGGCCTCGCCGGTGTGGTGCGCGGCGAGGTGGTCGCGCGCGGCCGGGGTGATCAGCGTGCGACCCAGCGCGAACCGCTGCATCAGGAAGGTTGATGCGGTCATCGGGTAGCCTTCTTTGCAGCACTGATAAGCCGTTCTATCCGCC